AGTGGCTAATGGGGTGGCCGCAAGAGTGGACAGACTTAAAGCCATTGGCAACGGACAAGTTCCACAAGTGGTCGCAGCAGTCTGGAGAAAATTAACAATATAATATATTTATCTAATACATAAGGGACAACAATGGCAAACGCGGCAACAAAAGTGCGTGACCTTTTTCAATTAACACAGCGGCCAATGACCTTGACAGAGATTAGGAAGGCACAGCCAGACCTAAAGGCAAGTCAAATATCAATGGCCCTGTGTTACTTTATGAAGCAACGCTACATGACGCGAGAGCAGATAAAGAACGAAATGTCACGAGGCAGAAAGAACGTCTATGTCTATACTTTCTACAATGACAAACAACCTGTGTCCTGACTGCGACAACGCGGCAAAAAAGAAGTTTCATGGCGGTTATTCGTTTACTTGTTTTAAATGCCGTGAACGCTTGCTACTGGATGAGCCATGCAAGATGATGCGCGAGATGTTATCCATTACACTTAGAAAATGGGGCGAAGTACCTCAATGGAAAGTAGAGCCAAATTGCGGTTGCGCTAAAGCCTGTAAGCGCAGACAATATCAAAAAGGATAGCGTATGCCAGTCAGCAAAAAATCAGATGGATGGTACTGGGGGTCGAAAGGGCCGTTCGATACCAAACAAAAGGCGATTCAAGTTGGCCAAGCAGCACACGCATCAGGATTTAAGGAATCAAACATGGACAATAAATTAGTCGGCACATTTGTCAGCACCTTGCTTCATTCTGCAACCCTGACCCACCTAATGCACTTTAAAACGCCATCCTATGCAACCCATGTGGCATTGCAGGCGTACTACGAAGGAATCCCTGAACTGGTTGATGGTCTGGTCGAATCTATGCAAGGCGCATACGAAGTAATCATTGAGCCGTATCCAGCCATGTTTGGCAACGGCAACAATGACGACCCATTGTCATACATCATCAGTCTGCGTAATTATGTACGCGATTACCGAAGCGAAATGCCACAAGACAGCGAGATACAGAACGAGATTGACAGCATAGCAACACTGCTAAACCAAACAGTTTATAAGTTGAAGTTCCTCAAATAAACCTATGCTCTGTAGGCTTCATGCCATCAATACCAACTAACACTACCTGCTCACACTTAGGATGCAAGAACACTAAGAGCAAATACAACCAGTACTGCATAGAGCATGGCGGCAGAGATGTATTCAATCAAAAGTACAATAAAGACCGCAAATCATTTAATGATATGTACAACACAAGACAATGGTTATCACTCAGGCAAATACAACTAAGCAAACAACCCATCTGCATAGCCTGCCAATCCCAAGGCATCATCACACCAGCCAATGTAGTTGACCACCTATTCCCTTGGTCACATATAAGCAAAGAAGCCTTCTTCATCAACCGCTTCCAATCCCTCTGCCAAACACACCACTCAGAAAAGACCCAACTAGAACAGAAGGGCATTTACAGAGCCTATGGCACACCCCATAAAGATTACGCACAGGCAGATTACGCTAGGGTGATGGGTAATGTTTAAAAACGAAGAATTACAGCCTTTAGGCGCATCAGTTGTTTACTGGATACACAAGCCTGAACATACCGACATTACTAAACAAGGCTATGTAGGAATTACCAATGGTATGGCCCGAGAAAGATGGGCCGAACACAAAAGGGCGGCACGCACAAACCCCGACAAACATTGTGCCGTTGTTAATCGGGCTATCTGCAAACACTCTAACTTAATCTATGAAGTAGTTGTAGTAGCCGATACTCGCGAATACTGCGAACAAATTGAAGGATTGTTAAGACCTACTAACCGTATAGGTTGGAACATTGCCCGCGGTGGTATGCCCGTTGATACCATGATGGGCGGCATAGCCAACAGGGAACGATGGATTCAATATTGGATTGATAACCCTACCGAAGCGGCTAATCGTTGGTGGGAAACAGAATGCAGATTACTAAAGAAAGAAGCAACAGAACAGCGTAAGGCAAGCAAACCAAAGCCGTTTACAGTAGAAAGAAAGTTTAGCGCACGCAATAAATCAGGATATACAGGCGTTACATGGTTTAATAAATACGGCAAATGGCGGGCGCAAATAGGTATCATGCCTGAAGTAGTAACCCTTGGCTACTTTGATACAAAAGAACAAGCCTATGCAACCTATTTAAAAGCCAAACACATACGCTTGCAATATAGGCATTGCATACTTGGTTTTGATGATGCAATTGCTTCAATTCGAGCGTTACAAAGTGTTTTTAATACTTAAGAACTAAAACCAAACGGAGCGTTTAAAAAGCAAGCGCGGCCCCCTTTTTGCTGCAAAGTAGTTTGACAATAGGGGGTATAAAAAATTATTATGGCCCCATGAATAAAAAAGCACCAGAACTTCATGTAGTCGATGGCACAAAATCCCGCGCAGGGGAAGTTGCCGCGATTCCGTCGGAATTAAAAAAACGAATTCCCGTAGCTGAATGGATGGAAAATCCTGACGCTTGGGATAAACGTAAATTCATTGAGGAAACTTCTGAATTTTTGTTTATTGTTTATGGAATTGGAAACGACCAAGATAAACATACGCTTGCGATGCTGGCTGAACACATTGACACTTATGTGAAATGCACAAAAGGTATTAATGAAGAAGGTATTGTCAGCACATTTAATAATGGGGCAACAGTTGGCCCAAATCCTTATATTAGTATTCGCAACAAAACAATGACGTTAATTATTCAATTAATGAACGAGTTGGGATTAACCCCGCGCAGCAGACTAAGTGCAGGTAAGGTTGAAAAAGAATCGCCTCTAGCAGCGTTCCTCAAAGGCCCAATGGCTAAATGAACTGGCAAGATGGTGTTGCTTACGCCAGAGATATTACTAAAGGCGAAATAAATGTCTGCAAGGATGTGCAGCTTGCGGCGCAGCGTTTTATAAATCAATACGAAAATAAAGAATGGGAATGGGTTTTTGACGAACGATTCCCAGAGCATGTATTGAATTTTGCTGCAACGCTGCAACACACAAAAGGGCCACAAGCAGGGCAACAGGTGGTTCTTGAGCCTTTTCAAATACTATTAATTTGCGCCGTTTACGGTTTTCGCAATAAGAAAGATTTAACGCGGAGAATGGTAACGGACGTTATTTTATTTATTCCTCGCAAAGCAGGTAAATCTACCCTAACAGCGGTAATTGCTCTTTACGAATTACTGTTTGGTGAGGCTGGCGCCGAAGTATTTACTTTGGCGACTAATCGGGAACAAGCCACTATTGTTTTTGATGCTGCCAAAGGTTTTATTGACGCAATGCCAAAAGAATTGGCGGATTTATTTAACGTCAGTAAATACACAATTAGTAAACGTGGCGATACTCAAAGCATGTTTAAGGCATTGAGTAGAGATACCAAAAAAACTGGTGACGGTAAAAATCCTTCATGCGTAATTATTGACGAGAGCGCACAAATTGTAGATAGGAACAGCATCGAAGTATTACATTCAGGGATGGTAGCGCGTCAAAATCCCTTGCGGATATATATTACTACCGCATCATTTACAAAAGAAACAAAGTTCTACGAAGATTATTCAATGTTGCGTTCAATGCTTACAGGTGAGGCAAATGATAATCCCCGGTGGTTTGGGCTGCTTTATGGTTTGGACTTGGGTGACGACTGGCGTGATTCAACAAACTGGCGAAAAGCAAATCCGATGCACGGAATCAGTGTATTTGATGAAGCCATTGCACAACGAGCCGAAGAAGCAAAATACAAACCAGCAGCACTTAACGAATTTCTCTGCAAAACCCTAAATATTTTTGTTTCTTCTAATGCGGCTTGGATAGACAGGGCAAATTGGGAACATCCAAAATGTATTACTCAAGAAAAACGAGAAAATCCTGAAGCGGTATTTATTGGTTTTGACTTGGCGGCAACGCGAGATTTAAATGCAGTTTGCACTTTAAAGCGGTTTGGCGAATTGAATTACGAAGCAGAATGGCAATTTTTCCTTCCAGAAGAAGGTTTAAAAGTAATACCTAAACATTATTTGGATATTTTTAGGGTTGCTAAAGATTCTGGAATTTTAAAGTTGACAGAAGGCAACGTAATGGACGACCGTGAAATATCGGACTATATTAAACAGCAGTGCGAAAAATATAATGTTAAAGAAGTTGGCTATGACGCATACAACGCAGCGTCATTAGTTGCTCGATTGCATGACGCGGGAATTCCTGTTAAAAAGGTCGGGCAAGGCATGGCGGTTTTAAACAATCCGTCGAAATATGTAGAGAAAATGATATTAAACCAGCAGATTAAACATGATGGAAATCCGTTTATTGGCTGGCAATTAGCAAACTGTTCTTGTTATACTGATGTTAATGGAAACATCAAAGTGCGTAAGAATGAAGCTGATACAAGCGCAAAGGTTGATGGAATTATTGCATTAATTATTGCGGCGCATTGCAGTTTGGATAATCCTTTTGTTTCTAATAGCTTCGGTTTCAGAAGTTTTTAAAGCAAAAGCATAAAGAAAAAGGTAGATAAAGTGGCTATCTTAGACATTTTCAAAAGAAAATCTACGGTAAAAAACGAAGCAAATACCGTATTAGGACAACTGCAATTAGGTAACCAAGTTGTCTATGGAACGGATAATAAAACCACTTCTACGCAACTTCTTTATGTAACGACTTCCGGCACTACTATTGCAGGTCGCGTAATTGATGTTTCCGCATTAACGCGCAATTCTACGATTATGGGATGCGTTGGCGCTAAAGCTAGAACGCTGGCGCAGTGCGGAATTAGCATTATGTCCAAAGCAGAAGATGGAACTTTGGTTGATGCAATCAGCAATCCCAATGTTGGAACAAGAGATAAAACCAAAGCCAAACAAGTTTTAAATCTGCTTAACAATCCTAATAATTTCCAAAGCAATTATGAGTTTTGGTATCAATGGTGCATGTGGCAGGATATTTCTGGCGAATCTTTTACTCTTTGGTGGAGAAAAGACCAGAAAGATTCTTTACAGACACCGATTGAAATGTATATGTTGGATTCAACGCTTATTACGGTGGTGTTGACTCCGACTAGATACCCTTCGTATAGGTTATCGACCCCTTCTTATGGTTTTAGTAAAGAAAACCCATTAGAAGCGCACCAAGTCATGCACATCAAAGAAGCTGCGTGGCAAGGCTCCAGCGGTTTTAATAAAGGCATCCTAGCGACTGAATTGGTTGCGTTAGACCAAGATATTGACGTTTACGCCAACTTTGTAATGCAAAACGGCGCAAAGCCTTCTGGTATTTTTAGCACTACCCAAGTAATTCCCGATGCTAAATATAAAGAAATTGCGTCAAGGTTAAAAGAAACGTGGAACGCTATGACGGGTTCGCGTTCTGCCGACCCTAGCAAAGCTGGTCAAGGCATGTTGTTAGACCAAGGCATGACTTATACGCCCGTGGATATGCTGACCTTGCAAGATGCTCAAACGGCACAATTAAAAATTCAAACCATGAAGCGGATTTGTGGTTTATTTGGCGTTCCCCCTGCTATGTTGGGTATTGACGACCAGAAATACAATAATACTCAAACGATGCTAGACGAATTCCACAAAACAACGATGTATCCGATGATTATCAATATCGAGCAAAAGTTAAAACAACATTTGCTGCGCGGATACCCTAATTTATACGTTCGGTTTGATACTAAAGATTTCCTAAAAGGCGCTCCGTTAGACCAGATGAATTTTGTGTCTGCCGGTGTTAAAGCTGGAATTATGACTCCCAACGAAGCGCGGGAATATATGAATATGCCCCGTATTGATGGCGGGGATGAATTAATTTCGTCAGATAAACAAATTGAGCCAATTCCGGGCAGCAGTCCACAAGATACCGGCGGCGGTGGTGGTAATCAGACTCGTCGAATGAATATTGGAACGACATGAATCTGTTAAAAAAAGCGTTATCTATACTTACTTCACAGATTCGTCAATCTGATGTTAAACTCGGCGTAAGTAGAAAACCCCACAAGATAACAGATGATAATCAATCGCTTAAAAATGGGGTAATCAATGAAAAATCTACTTCTGGTTTGCGAGGCAAAAGTAAATCTGGAGCAAAGCGCGGACGAAAGCCAAAGTCCGTCAGGTAAGATTGAAGCTAGGGTTACGACTTGGGGTGCGCGTGAAGGCGCGGACGGTCGGAAATTCTATTACAAGCCAGAGGGTTTTCAATCTTGGGCAGATGAGTTTTCACAATCCGGAAAACCTTTGCCGATGTTTCTGAACCATAACGACATGGGTATGCCTGTCGGTGAATGGACAGAATTCAATTTTGACGATGAAGGAATGACTGCAAACGGTCGTATTTATACGAATACTGTTGGCGGTTCAGACCTTTATACGGTTCTCAAAGAATCTCCTAATTTGTTTGGCGGTGTTTCTGTCGGCGCTTACGCTGAAGATGCCATGATGGTTAATGCCGATGGCGAAGAAGCACAAGATGATGATGAAGCATACTTCCAAATTACTAAAGGTGGTTTGCGTGAAGTATCTGTCGTCATGTATCCAAACAATCCCAATGCCGGAATTCACAAATTAGAATTTGCTGAATTAACCGAGCGCAAAATCGAGAAAATCCTGCGGGATGCCGGGTTTTCACGTAAAGATGCGGCCACCGCGTCTAGTTCTCTCAGGGAATATGTCAAGCGGGATGCTGACGTAAAAACTGAGGATTCCCCAACTCAGCGGGATGCTGATGCGGTGGTAAACGAAGCCGAAGAAATTTTACGTGCGTTACAAGTGCGTGAACTTTCTAAGGAAATCTCCAAACGCATTAAATAAAGGACTATCATGAAAGAAGTCATTGAAAAACTGGATGCCATTGAAGCGGCTAATGTCGCTAAAGTGGAAGAAATCAAAGGCGAAGTTGCTAAGTCGCTGGAAGAAGTCAAAACCCAAGTAACCGAGCAAGTCGCTGCGCTGGAAGCCAAAGTTGCCGCGATTCAAGCTCCGGCGGTTGTCAAAATCGCTAAGAGCGTTCGGGAAGATGTTAACCGTTCGGTCAAAGAACAACTCCGCGATTTCTACAAATCTAGCCGTTCGCTGGAAAAAGAAATCAAGATGTTTGCGGATGAAAGCCAATACGATGCTTTCCTGAAGGAAGCTTCGACCCTGACTGGTTCCGGCGCTGGCATCGGCGGTCGCACTGCTTATGACCCCGTGTTTGTTCCGCTGCGTCTTGCTAACCCGATGCGTGGTGTTTCGCGCAATGTCTCGACCGAAGGCGCAACGTATCAGTTCCGCGCTAAAGTCGGCAATGCTGGCCCGGCGTGGGGTTACACCATTCAGAACAACGGTGCGGCAACGACTGAAGCCACGAACATCTGGCAACTGACGCTGCAAGACCTGAACGTCCAATTCCCCATCCGCACTGCGGCTCTGGACGACATTGACGGTCTGGAAAGCAACGTGGTTTCGGACATGCTGGTTGAGTTCTCGCAAGCTGAAGCACTGTCGATGATTAAGAACGACGACCAAGATGCAGGTGCGGCTTATGGCGGCACGAACGGTCTGCGCGGTCTGAATCAATACGGCGGCGCTGCTGCAACGTATTCGCCGGGTGAAATCACTGTTGCCGATTTCGGCACTAGCGGCACTGGTTCCTCGTCTGGTCTGCATGACATCGCAACGTATGACCAGTTGACGACTAACGCTGCTGGCTCGGCAAACAACGTCAATTACAAAGACCTGATTAACTTTATTTACGACCTGCCGCAGCAGTATTGGACTCCGGGTTGTAAGTTCGTTATTAACCCGCTGATGCTGGCTGGTATCCGTGGTCTGGTTGACGATAACGGCACCCCGGTGTTTGAGCGTATGTCGCCGCTGGAAACCGACGGTATTGTTGGTCGGCTGCTTGGCTTCGATGTTGTCGTGAATAAATATCTAGACAATCCGACCGCACCGGACGCTTCGCCCGGCACGACTTCCCTGTATCCGATGTATTTCGGTGACTGGAGCCGTGGGCATACCATCGTTGACCGGCTGAACATGGTTCTGCGTCGCTACGACCAGACCTTGCCGGGTTTCATCACGTTCTACGGTGAAAAGCGTCTCTGCACCAGCGTGGTTGACCCCTTCAGCATCATTCGGTATCGCTCGACCGCTACCGGGGCGTAATAAAGGCGGGGAGGCAGGGAAACCTGCTTCCCCTCTTTTAAATAAAACGAGATTGGATAATTTATGAGCCTGATTCTTGATGCAGTTAAAAAGACACTGAAAGAAGGTGAAGCTACCGTAAATCTTGCGGAAGCATCGACCTTAACCGCTTCGGGTTCAGGTGTCGGTGGTCGAGTTATTTATGACGATGCGTTCGCTGCTTTGCGTTACGCTAACCCTATTCGCATGATGAGCCGAGTTATCACGACTATCGGTTCAGATGAAGCCTTTGTTGTCAAAACTGGTAACGCTACCGTAATTCAAACTGGTTCTACTAACCCGTGGGGATACGGCGTAAAGAATAACGTCGGTAATTACGGCGCTTCGTTTTGGCAGATTTCGCTGAAATGTATTAACGCTGTTGTGCCGATTCGGACTGCTGTTATGTCCGACATTGATGGTCTTGAAGAAACGATTGTTGAAGATATTGCGTTGGAATTTGCTCAACAAGAAGGTTTGAGCATGGTTCTTAACAATGACCTTTCTACCGGAACTGCTACGCCGCAAACTGGTAGCACCGATGGTCTGCGCGGATTGAATTTTTACACTGGCTCGACCAGTGCTGCATCGTTTGGCACTAGCGGTTCCGCTGATACGAATGGTAGGCATACCATGCTGCAAGTAGCGCAAGCTAGTGCTGCTTCTGTCGGTTATAACGACATTATGAATCTTGCATCTGCATTGCCTTCGCAGTATTGGAACAATCCTTCGACTGCTTGGATGATGCACCCGACGACGATTAAGAATCTGCGTGAATTGCGCGACGACCAACAACTGCCGCTGTTCCTTGATATTGGCGAAGTTGACGGTTACTCAGTTGGACATATTGCCGGTTTCCCTGTAATTCCGAATCCGTATATG